TGTAGATACAACCATGTGTCTTGATGCAGTTGGTGCACCAGTAATAATTGCAGCTCTAGTTGTTTCTGCATTTGTTGCAGCAGAGTCCCACTCAAATACAGCACTATCGTGAATTAAACAAATTGCTTTATCACCAAAATTATCTAGTGACCACATACCTGGTTCTAATACTAAGTCTCCAGATGCTGCCTCACCCCATGCCACAAAGTTTGTTGTGCTTGTTACAGTTGCTCCACCACTATGTGCAGCTTTTGTTGTACCTCGTACTTCTCTGGTTACACCTGTAAGTTCATTACCAGATATACCTGTATAAGATATTTCCTCAGTACCTATTTTTATAAAATTTGTTCCTGAACTAGGAAACTGTGATACATCTCCCAATATAATTCCTGTTGTTACAGAATCAGTGATACCATTTGTTAATGTTGTTGTGGGTTCTCCTGCTACTTCACCACCCCAAGATCCAAGAGACCAACCAAAACCTTTTGCCTGCACTGCTGGTCCAACAGGATAGTAGTGTTGTACTCTAATACCACCCGATGTTGTTGCACCAGACCCAGACTCATTTGATGGCATTGTAATTGTAATAGTTGAGCTTGTTGGTACAGTGGTTACCATAAATTTTTTATCATTAAAATCTGCTGCTGCAAAATTAGAATTAGTTATTGTAGAAAAATTATCTAATAATATTATATCTTGTTCTCCAATATTGTGAGGGCTAGAGAAAGTTATCGTAACAGTCGGTGATCCGTTGGTCGTGGTAAATGCACTTGTGAGCGTTGTTGTAGCTTTGATAGGGTGTATGTCATAAAACACACCACCTGAGTATGCATATAAAATTCTGTTTGTTCCAATAATTGCGTATTTTCTAGCTTTACTATTTACAAAATGATGAAGACCTCTGCCTGCACCTGTGAGTGCATCATCTCCTAGTTGTTTCCAACCACCTATTTTTTCTGGAATACCATATCTAAATCTAACATTATCACAGTCTATCCACTGTCCCTCTGCTCCTGTAGCCGAAAGTTGTTTATTTATACCTGGCTGAAAACCTATTTTTTGTAGCATATAACCTCATTATATTACATGTTCCTTATTGGTGGAACACCTAACATTGGCCTTTTGTCGAACCTATTCTCTTCAGCAAAAGGACCATTTACATGGTTATAATGAAGGAATACTTGACCACAAACATTACCTTCAAACGGTTCTCTCCAATGCTCTAATTCACATCCACTATATACTAGCATATCTCCCACTTCAAGCAAGACTTTGGTGCCTTTGGGTGCATTAGGCTTATGTATGTTTTTATACTCGTCTATGACGCTGTCAGCCCCCGTACCGTCGATAAATATGGGCCAGGGATCTCCGCCTAAGTTTAATGTAGTAGATATCTCACATGAGGGTCTATCTTTGTGTCTTTTTAATTCATCACCTTTTTTATATATTCTAGCATACGAATATGTGGGTACCAAATTAAGTCCCGTTTCTTTAGCCATAACTGGTAACATTTTAACAAGTAAAGTTTCCATAGCAAAATCTGCATAATGTGAATATGTGTTAGGTATCTGTTGATCTGTCCAAGTGCCTAACATACCATTGTCGTATGTAATATTGTTTTGATACATCCAACCAACAGCCTGACGTTTAAGTAAAAAATAATTAAATACGAAATTAGCCAATTCGTATGATACAGCACCTTTGATTACTTGATATTTATTAAAAGCCATTTTGTACAAAATTAAAACTTACTGATATTCTTATATCATTTGATTTGTTAGGTTCAACTGAGTGCCATAGCCACGCAGGAAACATTATAATTCTATTTTCTTTTGGTTCTATTGTAGTTTCTCTCCATAAGTGTTTAGGTGGTTGTCCTTTTCTTCTTAAAGGCATATTAGTTTGTATACCTGGTCTTGGGTCGTAACAAGTTAATAATCCACAGTTGGGTTGGGTTTTAACATAATAGACACCACTGAATAAAGCGTTTGGATGTATGTGTGGTTTATTATATCCACCGTTATAATTTATGTTAGCCCACATGTTTCCTAATTTAGGTTCTCTATCTAACCACTCTTCATTATATACTTCAAACTGCATTCTAAATAACTCATCTACTAAATGTTTATACTCTGGTCTTGTATGCATTTCAGTTTTAGAATGCCAACCGTTTACATTTGTTTTTTTAACACCTTCATCTTGTTTAGACCAATCAATTATATGTTTTGCTAATTCATCTGTATTTAAATTAATGTCTTTGCCGTATATAGTAGTTGGAAAAAATTGTTCTTTAATCATTTAAGGGGTTTACCTCCAAACCAAACAACTAAAGATTGTCTCATACCTCTAGTCACCGGTTGTACTCTATGATTTATAAAAGATGCAAAAACTATTGCATGCCCTTGTTTTAATTCTGCAAACCTACCTGGTGCCATAAGTTCTAAATGACCACCTTCAAACTCTGATGGATCATTTAATAAAAGAGTCATTGATATCTTTCTAACAGGTGGTTCATGTTGCATGTTTACATCACAATCCATATGCCAATCATAAAAACCTCCTACAGGATATTCTGTAAATTGAGCTTGTTCTGTAACTCTAATATCATCAAAACCAAAATGATTTAAATTTGCCTTTTGAATAAATCTATCTAAATCTTGATACATATGTTCCATTTCTTTAAATGGTATCCATGATATTGTTGTGATTCTCTTTTTAGTATCTATTCCACCTTCAGGTTTATTCATACCAACTTGTGCTGTTTGTGGTGGTTGTCTTCTTCCACACTCTATAATTTGTCTACACTGATCTGGTGTAAATAGCGGTGTTGTTGTTTGTATGATCCAACTTTTCCACTTAGGTTCTTTTATAATTTGATTTTCGTACATTAACCAACTCCTCTATTTTTAATAGGGTCATATTCTACATCCATGTTTGCTGCAAGAGTTCTTCTATATCCCTTACCATTAAAAGGATATACACAGTGTCTCATGTCATATGGAAAAATATAAAAATCTCTTTCTTTTAATTCAGGTTGATAATCTACATTTGCAAATTGACCTGAAGCGGAACCCAATATTGACAATCTGCCATTTTGTGGTTGATGTGGTGATGAATATTCTACTCCAAAACTTTTTGGTAATTTTAAAATCATAACACTAGATAATCCAGTGAAAAAAGATCCTTGATGCACATGCATTGGATTATATTCGTGTTCAAACATCTGATTAATCCAAACAGAATTAAAATGTAAATTATACTCTAAAACTTTATTCCAATCTAAATAATGTCTAAAACATTTTTCAAACCATTGTAAAACATTATTTGGTAGTAAATTATGTTTAATCATTTTATCAGTATCCTCACCATTATAAAATAAACTATGTTCTTTTTCTATTTTACCTACCAACTGTTTATTAGCAGGTTTTAATTCAGGGTATTTTGTTTCATATATGTTATTAATAATATCATATACATCGAGAGGCACTTGATACTTTAATACCGACTGACCTAAAAATATATAACTAAAATTTAATGTGTCCATATTTCTGTCTAATCCTTTCTGGAATTTTATTAATATAAGGGTTATATACCTTTCTAACAACTGATCTTATATTATGCATATTCTTTCCTACGATAGTATCGTCGTATTTTATACCATTAACTTCTATTTGTTGCAAGTCCTCAAACTTATGATTAAAATAAGACTCACCTAAAAATTGATATATCTTTTCAAACTCTTCTTTAGGTTGTACAACTAAATCATCATACTTTACATAATGACAAAGACCTGGATAGTTATATGAATTTTTTATAGCCTCTAAGTCTTTAGCAACAGCACCTTCATTATTCATAATTAAACTTAATTTTTCTTCATCATTTTTACAATTATATTTGTTGGGAAATGCACTAGGGTTTTCTGTATACCATTTCATATAACTAGCTAATACATCTATTAAATCTCTAAGTAATATAATACACTTAAAAGGTCTTTTAAAATGTTTTTGCATCAAAGCAAAATTACCAGGTGTCATTACAGGGCCTCTATCTATAATTATTCTTTGTGGCCAGTCTTTATAATAAGTATCATACACAATATCTAATATATTATCCAAAGATCTATGATCTGGATAGTTTTGAAACACGTCTGTTTCTTTTAATAAAAATAAATCTTTCATTATCTCTAATGTAATAGAGTTAGGTGTTGCTGCTATCTCAGGATTTTGATTTATAATACTTGCAAATAAAGTATTACCCGATCTTGGTAGTGCAACTAAAAAAAATAATTTTTTATTTTTCTTTTGCGCCCAGGTCACTTGTTAATTGTTCTTTCTTGTTGTAAATCATTTCTCCTGATTTTTTAACTCTTTCTATACTTTTTAATTGGCCTAATACATTAAACACTTCAGGTTGACTAGACCCTGATGTTAATGTCTCTGCTTTGTTTTTCATAATCATATGATAAGAATCTAATTGGTGTCTATTGACATCTTGTGTATCAAACGTGCCATCATCAAACTCTTTTTTTAATGTAGACCAAAGTTTAATTTCTCTCATACGATCTTTTGCAACTAATTGCATATTAGCTAAACCATATCTAGCTTCGTCTAAATCTATTTGATATTTAGTTAATTTATATTCGTCCTT